CCGCATAAGGGGCTGTGGTCTCGACGCAGATGAAAATGAACTGATCCGGGCGCTTGCCGGTGGCCTGCTCGAGCCCGTGCAGATACCAAGCGGCCTGCACGTGGTAGCGATAGTTCGCCACCCTCTGCTTAAAACCACGCAAGCTCGCATCCTTGGTGGTCTTGAGATCCACCACGATGCTGCCGTCATCAGTCAGCCAGTCAGGCCGGCACTTGCACTCAAGCCCGGTTGCGGCATCCGTCCACATGTGCGTGGTCTCAGCCTTGCCCGGCAGCCCCAGCAGCATCGCTGCAGCAGGGTGACGCATCACTGCGCGACCCATCGCCATCACCTGTTCGGCATCGTCGGCGGTGATCACCGTCTTGCCGGCAGCATCGGCCTCGAATGCAGCCCATGATTCCTTGCCGGCCTTGGTGCGGCGATCCATCGGTGGTGCCACGGCAATCTCCTGATCCCATCTGCTGAGCTCGAGCACGTGCGTGTGCAGCGCAGTGCCGAGTCGCATCGCGGCAGTCGGTTCTGGCGTCACACGATCAGGATCCAGATACCGCGCCCAGTAGTGCAGCGGTGATCGCGCGATGAGATCCAGATGAGACTTTGAGACAGCAGGATGCGCGTGATACGCGGCGTTATCCATGGGTTGCGGCGAGTTGCGGGTAAATGCTAGCGGATGCAGCAAGATGCGCTACGGTTCGCCGCAGCGGGCTGCTCAGCCCGACTCATCGCCTATGAACTACTCCACCTTTCTCGCTTCCAAATCCACCGCCTGCCCACCAGTCGGATTCGATCCCTCAGACTTCACCGCGCCGCTCTTCCCCTTTCAGCGCGACATCGTGACCATGGCCTGCCGCGTTGGCAGGTTCTGCATCTGGGCCGACTGCGGCATGGGCAAAACTGCCATGCAGCTCGAGTGGGCCGCTCAGGTCTGCCGGCATACCGGCGGCAATGTGCTGATCCTGGCGCCGCTTGCCGTATCGCATCAAACCGTGCGCGAGGGTCAAAAGTTCGGCATCGCCTGCCAGTTCGCCAGCACGCAAGCTGATGTGCAACCCGGCATCACGGTCACCAACTACGAGAAGCTGGCCCACTTCGACCCATCCGCCTTCGCAGGTGTGGTGCTGGATGAGTCCAGCATCCTCAAGGCATACACCGGCAAGATCCGCAACCAGATCATCGAGTCATTCGCGCAGACGCCATTTCGTCTCGCCTGCTCAGCTACGCCAGCACCAAACGATCACATGGAGCTCGGCAATCACGCCGAGTTCATTGGCGTCATGACCCGCACCGAGATGCTGGCCATGTTCTTCGTGCATGACGGCGGCGACACCAGCAAGTGGCGCCTCAAGGGTCATGCGGTCAGCAAGTTCTGGGAGTGGGTCTGCAGCTGGGCGGTCACCATCCGCAAGCCATCAGACCTTGGCTATGAGGACGGCAACTTCGTTCTGCCGGCGCTGCAGATCCAAGATTGCACCGTTGAAACGCCGCGCGACGCTGCAACCGATGACGCCGGCCAGATGGCACTGTTCGCCATGGAAGCCCGCACCCTCACCGATCAGCGTCACGTGCGCAAGGCAAGCTTGCAGCTCCGCGTTGATGCTGCCGCCAGCCTCGCCAACAGCAACACCGAGCAATGGCTGATCTGGTGTGATCTCAACGATGAATCCAAAGCGCTCACCGCAGCCATCGATGGTGCTGTTGAGGTATCAGGCAGCGATAGCGACGATCACAAGCGCCAATCCGCCATCGACTTCCAAGATGGCAAGATCCGAGTCCTAGTCAGCAAGCCCAGCATCTTTGGCTTTGGCCTCAACTTCCAGCGATGCCACAACGTCGCCTTCGTCGGCCTGTCGCACAGCTATGAAGCGTTCTATCAAGCCATCCGTCGTTGCTGGCGCTTCGGTCAACAGCAACCCGTCAACGCTCACATCATCTACGACGTGGCAGAAGGCCGCGTGATCGACAACATCCGCCGCAAAGAAGCGGACAGCATCGCCATGGCTGAATCAATGGTCACCATCATGAAGCAATCCACTATGGAACAACTCAAAAAGATCCAGCGCCAAGTCGCACCGCACATCACTGAACATAAGTCCGGCGATGGATGGGACATGTACATGGGCGACTGTGTGGAGAGCATCCGCAAGCTGGACTCTGATTCGATCCACTACAGCATCTTCAGCCCACCGTTCGCGTCGCTCTACACCTACAGCAACAGCGACCGCGATATGGGCAACAGCCGCACGGAGCAGGAGTTCTTCGATCACTTCTCATTCCTAGCCGCTGAGCTTCACCGCGTGATGATGCCCGGCCGGCTCATCAGCTTCCATTGCATGAATCTCCCCAGCAGCAAAGAGCGCGATGGTTTCATTGGCGTGAAGGACTTTCGCGGTGACATGCTGCGCATCTTCCAATCTGCTGGCTTCGTGTTCCATAGCGAGGTGTGCATCTGGAAGGATCCAGTGACCGCCATGCAGCGCACCAAGGCAATCGGCTTGCTGCACAAGCAGATCCGCAAGGATTCAGCACTCAGCCGCCAGGGCATCCCTGACTACCTGGTGACCGTGCGCAAGCTGGGCGACAACCCACAACCCGTAGCCGGTCCGTTCACTGAGTTTGCCGGTGAGAACCCGCCACCTAAGACAGGCGATGAAATCAAGGATTCGATCAACATTTGGCAGCGCTACGCCAGCCCTGTATGGATGGATATCAACCCATCAGACACGCTCCAGTACCGCAGCGCACGCGCCAATGAGGATGAGCGCCACATCTGCCCGCTGCAGCTCGAGGTGATTCGCCGCGGCCTGCAACTCTGGAGCAACCCCGGCGACTTGGTGCTTAGCCCGTTCGCTGGCATCGGATCCGAAGGCCACGTCAGCCTGCAGATGGGTCGCCGCTTCGTTGGTTTTGAGCTCAAGCCCAGCTACTTCAACTGCGCAGTGAAGAACCTCACCAATGTGCAAGCCGCTAAGCAATCCGAGCTGCTGCCATGCAGCTGAGGGGTTACCAAGACCGCGCCATTGATGCTTTGCGCTCGGCTCTTCAGTCGGGCGCCATGGCGCCATTGCTATGCCTGCCAACTGGTGGCGGCAAGACCGTGATCCTGGCCACCATCGCGGCGCAAGCTGCAGCACGTGGCCGGCACGTTCTCATCCTTGTGCATCGTCGTGAACTGATCCACCAGACCGCCAGCAAGCTGGCATGGGCTGGGCTCGATCATGGGGTGATCGCTGCTGGTCATCCCGTCACAGATGCACGAGTGCAGGTGGCATCCGTGCAAACGCTCGTGCGCCGTCTGCCGCGCATCACATGGACGCCATCGCTGGTGATCATCGATGAAGCGCACCATGCGGCTGCTGGCAGCTGGCGTCAGATCCTCGAGCACTGGCCTGATGCCTACCGGCTGGGAGTCACCGCCACACCGTGCCGCCTCGATGGCCGCGGCCTCAGCGAGGCATTCGATCAACTGGTGACAGGCCCCAGCGTTGCTGATCTGGTGTTCTGGGGATTCCTATCGCCGGCCCGCATCTATGCGCCGCCAGTGGTGGCTGATCTATCCGGCATCCGCCGCCGCGCTGGTGACTACGCCAACGATCAGGCAGCTGCTGCCATGGATCGGCCAACAGTCACCGGCGATGCCATCGCGCACTATCAGCTCCTAGCAGCAGGACAGCAAGCCATCGCGTTCTGCTGCAATGTGGCGCACGCAGTATCAGTGTGCGACGCATTTAAGACGGCAGGTATTGGCGCAGCGCTGCTGCTGGGCAATACTCCAGACCGTGATCAGGTGGTGGCCGATTACGCCGCGGCCCGCGTGCGGGTGCTGGTGACCGTCGACGTGGTCAGCGAGGGCTTCGACGTGCCAGCCGCTAGCTGCGCCATTCTGCTCAGACCGACCCAGTCACTCGGGCTCTACCTACAGCAGGTGGGCCGTGTGCTGCGCCCATCACCTGGCAAGGATGCAGCGCTCATCCTTGACCATGTGGGCAATGTCACCCGGCATGGATTCCCGGATGATCCACGCGAGTGGTCACTTGCGGAAGGCATCGTCCGCGGTGGCCGCGGCACCGCAGCGCCATCGGTGCGTACATGCCCGGAATGCTTTGCTGCGTTCAAGCCCGCGCCACAGTGCCCGGTGTGTGGTGCGCAGTGTGCGCCGATCAAATCACGCAAGATCCAGCAGTTAGCAGGGGAGCTGCGAGAGCTCAAACGCGAAGAAGTGCGCCAGCGCGGCGAAGAGCGCCGCAAGCAAGGCCAGGCCCGCACGCTGCAACAACTCATCGCACTCGGCCAAGCCCGTGGGATGAAGAATCCAGTCGGATGGGCGAAGCATGTCTTCTTCGCACGGCAGCAGCAACGCACAGGAACGCAATAAGATGGGAACGGTTGACCCATCTTCTTTCGTGCCGAATCCAATTCCTGCCGAGCTGCTTGGCCAGCGCTTCGGGATGCTCACCGTTGTCGGTGATGCGTCAGAAGGCCAGCGCCACCAGATGGCGCGCTGCTTATGCGACTGCGGCCGCGTAACGGTCATTCGCAAGTCCCGCCTGTACGAGCGCGCCGGCAAACAGATTGCCTGCGGCTGTTTGCGTGGGCGGCACACCAAGCACATGGAGTGCCACACCAAGTTGTACAGAGTGTGGGACTCAATGGTTCGGCGCTGTCACAGCACAGGCCATCGGGCATACGTCAACTATGGAGCTCGCGGGATCAAGGTTTGCAAGGAATGGCGCGACTATCGCGGCTTTCGGGACTGGGCTCAAAGCAGCGGATACCAAGAAGGCCTCACGATCGACCGCATCAATAACGACTCGGGCTACGAGCCCGACAATTGCCGTTGGGCTACGCGCAAGCAACAGCAAAACAACCGGCGCTGCTGCGTCTATATCGAGCATGGCGGCCAGAGGCTGACAGTCACTGAGTGGAGCGAGGTGCTTGGCATTCCGCGTCACACTGTGCGCAAGCACTTTGAGGCTCTTGATGGCCAGCGCTGAGACGGATCTGCAGCAGAGAATTCGCCTGGCATTGGGCACAACCACAGATCTGAGGCTGTACAGGAACAACTGCGGCAGCCTCCCCGATCCACGCACCGGCCGCCTGGTGCAGTTCGGTCTTGCCCGCGGCTCCGCTGATCTCATCGGCTGGCGCACCATCACCATTACGCCCGACATGGTGGGGCAGCAGGTAGCCGTCTTCACATCCCTCGAGATCAAGACCCCAACCGGCCGCCTGGCACCTGCACAGCGTCACTGGCTGCAGGCTGTCGAGCAGGCCGGTGGCATCGCTGGTGTGGCGCGATCGGTGGGTGACGCGCTGCGGATTGTCACAGATGGGCAATGACTTTTGCGGGGCTGCTATGGTTCGCCTGCGACCACACAGTGACAACTCTGTGACAACCATTCGACCGATTGAAACGCGGGCTTACGGGCACCGGTTTCGCAGCAGAACAGAAGCCCGATGGGCCGTGTTTTTTACCGCTCTTGGCTTGCGCTGGGAGTACGAGCCCGAAGGCTTCAACATTGATGGTGAGGCGTATTTGCCTGACTTTCGTGTTTGGACGCCACAAGGCGAACCGGTTTGGTACGAAGTCAAGCCTGCAAATGTCACCGTCGACAGCAAGTTCGAGAAGTTCAGCCAAGCCCTTAACGACCTACGTGCTGACAACTGGTCAGTAGTCAGAACAGCCTTGCTTAACGGCTCTCCTCGCGACTACCTCAAAGATCACGACATTTGCCCTAGGTGCGGCGTACTTTTGACCGCTGACTCCTTTTATGACTGCGGCGACGAAATGGGTGTCAGCTGTTTCGACTGCGACATGGAAACACCCGGTGGAGGATGTAACCCTTGGGAAGTCGACGGCATAAAAGGCATCAGTTACCGACCCCATAAAGGCTGGGTCATGACACCTATTCACGAGTACGAGTTTTTGGCGCGCATTCGAAACAACGCTGTTGAGACCGCCACGTCTTCTCGCTTTGAGCACGGCGAAGCGCCATGACCAACCAAACCAATCAGCGCCTAGTTGTTCTCGTGCGCTCTGACCAGAAGCGTTGGCTGACAAACAAGGTCACACCACTGCGCTCGCTTGCTGATGTTGTCCGCGATCTAATTGACCAAGCCATCGCAAATGAAAACCAGCATCCTTGAACACGCCAACGGCC